CCCTGAGTCGCCACAAGCGACTTTCGCCCCGCCCGGCTTGAGTGTCGGGCGGGCGCTTTTCATTCGCTCTACGCCCGCGCGATGCGGGAGGAGCAGGAACCCATGGCTACATTGCGCCCGTGGCGCTTTTACGTCTACGCGCTGATCGACGCCGGCAAGATCGTCTATATCGGCAAGGGCTCGGGCAGGCGGCTGTCTGTCCAGCGCCGCGCACATAGGTGCGACGGCTATGAATTGGCCCGGTTCAAGCGGGAGCGCGACGCTTACCAGCATGAGATTGCGGCGATTGCCGAACTGAGCCCGGAGCGCAACAAGCATCCGGGCGGTAACGGCTCGCGCGCGGTGCCTCAGCGCACGCCTCCGGCGCCCGCATGGCTCAAGGAGATCAATCGCGTCGGGTCGCGGGTTTATGCGGCCCGCCTGCTCGTTGATCGGTACGCGCACATGCTCGACCCGTCTAAAGTAGACGCAATTAGACGAGTGGCGTATGGCGCAGGGCTATAAAACCGGCGGGCGCCAGAAGGGCACGCCGAACAAGATGACCGCGACCGCTCGGGACGCCATTGCCATCGCGGCGAGTGAATTGGGCGGGCATGGGCGGCTTGTCGAGTGGGCCAAGGAATCGCCGGAGAACGAGCGCGCTTTCTGGGTGCAGATTTACCCGAAGCTGGTGCCTGTTCAGAACGAGATCAGCGGCCCCGATGGCGGTGCGCTCGTGACCACGATCAACCTCGTCCCGCTGGCGGGTGTCGGCAGCTAGCATTGCGCTCCCCCCGAAGCTGATCCCGGTGTTCGCCGGGGAAGCGGATGTGCGGGGAGCCTACGGCGGACGGGGCAGCGGCAAGACGCGCTCTTTCGCCAAGATGACGGCGGTCCGCGCCTATATGTGGGCGATGTCGGGGCGCGAGGGCATCATCCTGTGCGGCCGGCAGTTCATGAACTCGCTGGACGATTCTTCGCTGGAGGAGATCAAGGCGGCGATCCGCTCCGAGGACTGGCTGCTGCCGCACTTCGACATCGGCGAGAAGTACGTCCGCACCCGCGACGGACGCATCTCGTACAAGTTCACTGGGCTGGATCGCAACATCGACAGCGTCAAGTCGAAGTCGCGCATCTTGCTGTGCTGGGTGGACGAGGCCGAGCCGGTCACCGAGGAAGCGTGGACGAAACTGATTCCCACGCTGCGCGAGGACGTGTCCGAACTGTGGGTTACGTGGAACCCTGAGTCGAAGCGGTCCGCGACGCACAAGCGGTTCCGTGAGGCGACCGACCCGCGATACAAGGTCGTCGAACTGAACTGGCGCGACAATCCAGCTTTCCCCGAAGTGCTGGAGCGGCAGAGGAAGCGCGACGAGACGCAGCGCCCCGAGCAGTACGACCACATATGGGAAGGCGGCTTCGTCTCGGTGGTCGAGGGTGCCTACTTCGCCAAGCACATCATCCAGGCGCGGCAGCAGAAGCGCATCGGTGCGGTGCCTGCCGACCCGCTGATGACGCTGCGGGCTTTTGTCGACATCGGCGGCACGGGTGCGAGGGCAGACGCCTTTGCCATGTGGATCGCGCAATTCGTCGGCATGCAGATTCGCGTGCTGGACTACTACGAGGCGGTGGGCCAGCCGCTAGCGACGCACCTTGAATGGCTGCGCGAGCGTGACTACGGGCCGAAGCGGTTGCAATTTTGGTTGCCGCACGACGGCTCGACGCATGACAAGGTGTTCGACGTGTCTTACGAGTCGGCGCTGCGTCAGGCCGGCTACAAGGTGACCGTCGTGCCCAACCAGGGCAAGGGCGCTGCCAAGGCGCGCATTGAAGCGGCGCGGCGCCTGTTCCCGTCCATCTGGTTCAACGAGACGACGACGCAGCCCGGCATTGACGCGTTGGGTTGGTATCACGAAAAACGCGACGAGGAACGGGGCATTGGCCTCGGCCCCGAGCACGACTGGGCGTCGCATGGCAGCGATGCCTTTGGGTTGATGTGCGTGGCTTACGAGCCGCCCAAAGAGAAGCGCCCGTTGCCCCGACCGAACATAGGCATCCGATGAGCATTGCGATCCACAACCGGCTGAAAGAGCTAGAGCAGCGCCTGGACGAGCAGCGCCAGCACAACGTCGAGATGGATGCGCGCATTGCCGAACTGGTCGCGCGTGTGGCGCTGCTGGAGGCTGCCCAGCGCGTCCGCAAGGCACCGCAGGCTGCGTAATGGCTCAGGACTTCGATCGCCTGCTGAACGCCATCGACGCGGCCGAGAGCGCGTCCTATGGCAGCGACAGCGAGGGCGAGCTTTCCGCGCAGCGTTCGCGCGCCATCTCGCGTTACCTGGGCGACTCGTCGCTCTATCCTGCGCCCGAGGGCACGTCGGCCGTCGTCTCGCGCGACACGTTCGATACGATCAACTGGATTATCCCGAGCCTGACGCGCATCTTCACGTCGAGCGAGGACATTTGCGTATTCGAGCCGTCCGAGCCGGGCGACGAGCAGCAAGCCGACCAAGAGTCCGCGTACACGTCGTACGTCATCCAGCGCCTTAATCCGTGGTTCCAGATTACGCACGACTGGTTTATGGACGCCTTGATGACCAAGAACGCCTATGCAATGGCGTACTGGGACACGTCCAAGCAAGTCGAGAAGGAGAAGTACGAGCGGCAGTCGCCCGAGTCGCTTGCGAAACTGCTGGAAGATCCGACGCTTGAACTGATCCAGTCGGACGAGTATCCCGACCCCGACTACGTCGAGCCGCCGCCGCAGCAGGTTATCGACCCGATGACGGGGCAGCCGGTCATGGTGCCGCCTCCCCCGCCGCCGATGGTGTACGACGTGGTGGTTCGCAAGACGCGGCAAGAGGGCTACGTCAAGATTTGCGTGCTGCCGCCCGAGCGCGTCAAGGTCGGGCACCGCACGTCGTCGTTCCAACTGGCCGACTGCGACTACTTTGAGTATTGGGAGATGCGGACCATCTCCTACCTGCGCGCGATGGGCCTGGACGTGCCCGACGAGATCGCGGACGACGGCGGCGAGACGGACACCGAAGAGGACGAGGCGCGCGACCAGTTCGGCGAGGACGTGGCCGACGGTGAGGACATCTCGCAAGTCGACCCGGCGATGCGCCGCGTCAAGGTGCGGATGGTGTGGATTCGCCACGACACGGACGAGGACGGCATCGCCGAGCTTCAGTACGTGATGGTCGTTGGCCGCACGGTGCTGTACCACGAGGAATGCAACCGCATCCCCGTGTCGTGCATCGTGCCCGCCCCGATGCCGCACCGGCACGTCGGCATCAGCGTGGACGACATGGTCTCCGATATTCAGGAGATCAAGACGATGATGCTCAGGCAGGGCATCAACAATCTGTTCCTCGCCAACAACCCGCGCACGATCGTTAACGGCAACATCAACCTCGACGACATGCTGACCTCGGTGCCGGGCGGCATCGTGCGCTCGGACGGCAACGGGGACGTGCGGGCTGATGCGCTGCCGCTAGTGACGCCGAACATTTTCCCGCAGGCGATGCAGGGTTTGGAGTACATGGACTCCATCCGGCAGAACCGTGCCGGCGTGAATTCGTACTTCACGGGCGTCGATCAGAACGCGCTGAACCGCACCGCCTCGGGCGTGGCGCAGCTTACGTCGTCGGCGGCGCAGCGTGTGGAGCAGATTGCACGGGTGTTCGCTGCGGGCGTCGAAGAACTGTTCAGCATCGTCCACGAAACGATTCTGAAGCACGGCCACAAGCAGGCGGTGGTGCGCCTGCGCGGCCAGTGGGCGGTCGTTGACCCGCGCACGTGGAAAACGCGGCGTGACCTACGCATCAATGTGGGCATGGGCACGGGCAACCGCGAGCAGCTCATGGCGCACCTCCAGATGGTGCTTGGGATGCAGTTGCAGACGCTGCCGCTAAACGTCACGACGCCCAAGCACGTCGCCAACACGCTGCAAGAGATCGAGAAGGCGGCGGGCTTCGGGTCGGCGAACAAGTTCTTCGTGCCGGCCGAGCAAGTGCAGCCGCCGCCGCCGCCGCCGCCCGACCCGAAGCTCATCGAGCTTCAGCAGAAGCCGCAGATCGAGGGGGCGAAGCTGCAAGCCGACGAGCGCATCGAACAGATGCGTTTGCAGACGCAGCAAGCGATCGAGGCGGCGCGGCTGGATATGCAGAAGTACATGGCCGACTTGGACGCGCAGGTAAAGCTGTACGTGCAGCAGGCCGGCGCAGCGGCGCAAGAGCAGTCGCAAACTCGCCAGTTGGAGTACGACGCTTACAAGACAAGCGCCGAGCAGTCGAAGGTGCAGGAAGGCGCCGACAAAGTGGACGGGCTTGCGTCGGCAACGCAGGAAATCATGGCGAACCTGCAAATGATGGCGCAGCGCGTCGAAGAACGGTTCGCCGAGGTCACCGGCACGCTGAATGCGCCGCGTGAAGTGGTGCGCGAGGGCGGCAAAGTTGTAGGCGTGCGGGTTAACGGTGTCGTGCGCCCAGTGGCGCGGGACAAGCAGGGCAACATCGTAGGACTTCAATGATGGAAAACAATCTTCCGATCGTCGACACCTTCGGCGGTGGTCTTATCGCGCGCCCGACGCTGTCCGAGTGCGTGGACATCGGGATGCAATACCGCGTCGAATGCATCGGCCCGGACGGTCAGCAGAAGTGGGTCGAGGACTTCCATAACTTGGTCGTTACGGTCGGCCGAAACTTCGTGCTGGACACGGTGTTTCGCGGGTCGGCGTACAACGCGTCGTTCTTCTTCGGCCTCATCAGCTCGGTGAGCTACTCGGCCATCGCTGCGGGCGACACGATGGCCTCACACGCTGGCTGGACCGAAGCGGGTCCGACCAACGCGCCGAATTACTCGCAAAGCACGCGCCCCGCAGCGACTTTCGGAAACGCGGCGTCGGCGGGCTCGATCACGAACAGCGCGGTGTCGGCGTTCTCAATCACCGCGACCGGCACGGTGAAGGGTGCGTTCTTGACGACCAACAGCACCAAAGACGGCACGACCGGCACGCTGATCAACGCGGGGCTGTTCACGCAAGGCGACCGGGCAGTGGCCAACGGCGACACGATCAACGTCTCGGGCACTTGGACGATCTAAACCATGGACCTCACCCCCACCCAGCGCGCGACGCTCAAGACCGCGATCCAGGCCGAGCCGTCGCTTGCGACCGCGCTCGCGCAGGGCAACGATGTGGCGGTCGCGACCTGGTGCAATACGCCGAGCCCGTTCGTCGTCTGGCGCACGCGCGTCGAGGTGGACGAGATCATGGGCAACGGCTTTGTCTGGACTGAGATCGACAACCTCACGTCCGGCAAGGCTCGGATCTGGCAGTGGATGTCGCAGCTCGGCGCGATCAACCCGTCCCGGCAGAACGTGCGCCAGGGCTTGCGCGACTGCTTCGAGGCGGCCGCGCCGGGCACCTACGGCGATCGCGTGGCGGGGACCGGCGGCTTGCAGCCGCACCTGCGGCGCGCCGCGACGAACGCCGAGCGCGTGCTTGCGACCGGCACCGGCACGACCGCGCAGCCGGGCCTGATGACCGTCGAGGGCACGGTGTCGCTCGGCGACGTGTCGCAGATCCTGAGGGGCTGAGATGGCGGGTGAAGCGCAGCGCGTCTACGGCACGCAGATCACGCTCGAAGCGAACGGCGCGTCGATCGCGAACAACGCGATTGGGCAAGCCGACGACGCAAACGTCGACCTGTCCGACGACACGCCCGCCGACTCGTTCGACGGCGAGTTCGCGCTGACCGTGAACTACTCGGTCGCGCCGACGGCCGGCACGTCGATCTCGCTCATCCTGCGCCCGCTCGACATTGACGGCACGACGGACGCGCCCGCACCGACGGCGACGTACCTCAACGAGTTCTTCGGGTCGTTCTTGCCGAATGCGGCGACCGGCTCGCAAACGCTGCGGTGCTTCGCGACCGACGTGCCGCGCGAGTTCGCGGCGTACCTGTACAACAACGCAACCGGCCAGACGATCCCGGCGGCGTGGGTGCTGAAGTTCACGCCGGTGACGTACAAACCGGCGGCGTGACGGGGTAGGGCGTGGGGTTCTTCCTGTCGAGGAAGTGGAAGCGGCAGCCGCAGGGGCCGGTCGAGGTAGACCTTGCGCATCCGTTGGCCGTGGGTGTCGGCGGTTTCCTGATCGCGACGCCTTTCGGATTCGTTGATGCCTGCCGTCGCACCGCAATGGCAACCGGGACCGGCTCGCCGCTCGGGCTGCCGTCGGGCATTGGATGGTCGCGGCAGTACGACGGCGACGCGTCCGACCGCACGGCTAGCAGTCCGGCCGCGTTTGGGTTCGATGCGACTTCGACGACGGTGTCGCTCGTCGTGCAGGTCCGGGTGGATGGAACGGGCAAGCAGGGTCTTGTCCACACCAACGACCCGAACGGAACCAGCGGCGCTTATTTCTACGCGACCAACTCCTCGGGAGACCTGACGCTCGGTCTCGACAAGGCGGAAACGGCGGCAGCTGGTAGTGCGACAACCGCGATCATGGGCGGTGGCGGAAGGTGGCAGGTCGCGGGCGTCACATATGACGGGGCAACGTCCCGGTTCTTCGGAAACGGGAGATCGCTGGGCACTGCGTCGGCGTCGACGGACTTCTCGAACGCTGCGATCGGTATCGGACGGAAAGGATCGTTAACCGTCGAACGGTTGGTAGGCGCGGTCGCGGCGGTGATTGGGTTTAAGGCGGCCCGTCCCAATCAAGTCATCGCGCTGACCGAGAACCCCTATCAGATCCTGCGCCCCCGCACCCTACGCATCTACTCGCTGCCCGCATCCGGCATCCCGGTCCTAAGCGGCTCGACCGTCATCGACATCGGGCAGACCAGCGCGCGGCCGCGCGTCACCATCACGTTCTAACGCAATGCCAACAGACAACTTAGGCTACACCCCCGGCGCCGGCGCGAAAGTCGCTACCCGTGATGCCACGTACAGCGGCGAGTCCGCTCATGTGCAGGTTCTTGGGCTTGCAACGCTTGCGGGGCCGGACGACGCGAAAACAGCCACCGATGTCTCGCAGGCCGCGCCGCTGCCGGTCATGCCGCTGGGCGAACTGGTCGAGGCGCTCGAAGCGCAGCGCATGGCACTGCAAGCCTTGACCCGCACGATCGGGCAGTCGATGCCGGATGTGTCGGGGCGGCTGCGCGTGGCGATCGACGCGATCTCGGCATCGCTCACGCTCTCGACCATCTCGACAATCAGCAGCGTGACGACCGTGTCGACGGTGTCGAACCAAACGAACATGGGCGGCTTCAGCGCCACGGAACAGATCCCCGTGCTGATGCGGCTCGGCATCGGCAGCCTGCGCTCCAATATCTCGGTGACCTGACATGGCGACCACGAACGGCAATAGGAAGATTCTCGATCTGAAGCGGTGGGAGTTCTGCTCGCCCGCGCCGTCGACCACTGCGGCCGCGCACTTCATCGTGTCGTCGCGGCACTACCGGCAGCAGCAGATGTTTGTGACGAGCAACACTGCTGCTGCGCTGTACAACCCGCTCGAGGACGCGTGGATCACGCTTCCGTCGCCCGCGCTTGCGGGGACGTTTGGCGCGGGGGCGTGCGGCGTCGCGGCAGGCTTCAGCACCGGCACGACCGTCGCCGCGTCGAGCCTGACCGCTACCGCAGGCACGACGACCAGCATCACCACGAACCAGACGCTCGCGCGCGACCTGCGCGGGTTCTGGGTGTACTTCGTCGGCGGCACCAACGCGGGCAAGCTCAAGACGATCGCGTCGAACACCGTCGGCGCGAATGCCGTGATCACTTTCGAGGGCGCGGCCGAAGCGACCGCGTTCGACAACACGTCGCAGTACCGGCTCATGACTCCGGTGTTCTACGTGCTCGGTGCGGGCACGCTGGCGTCGGCCAGCTTCCGCAAGTATTGCTTTGCCACCAACACATGGACGACGCTTGCGCAGACCGGCCTGCCGGGAAGCGTGACGACGGATAGCAAGCTCATCTCGACGCCCGCGTGGATCGACAGCGGATTCAAGAGCTTCGCGACCGGCACGGCGACTGCGGGTGCTGCGACCACGCTGACGAACAGCGCGAAGGCGTGGACGACAAACCAGTGGACGAATTATCAGATCCGCATTACCGCCGGCACGGGCGCGGGGCAGATTCGCACGGTCGCCAGCAATACGGGCATTGTCATCACCGTGGGCAGCGCCTGGACCACGACGCCCGATGCAACGTCGCAGTACAGCATCGAGGGCAACGACGACTTCCTGTACTACATGGGGAGCGGCGTAGTCACGCTGTACCGCTACTCGATCAGCGGTAACTCGTGGTCGACGCTGAGTCCCGGAGCCGCGCGTGCTGCCGCGCCCGGTGCTGGCATGTCGGGCCATTGGATTCACTCGGTCTCGGCAAGCGACTGGACGAACGAAAACGCGATCCTGAACGGCCGCTATATCTACAGCTTCCAAGGCGCCAACGCCACCAGCTTGCATCGCTACGACATCGCCGGCAACACCTGGGCGACCATCACCTACGCACCGGCCGGCGACGCGATCAACGCCGGCACGAAGTGGGCTTACAACAAAGACCGGCTGTACATGCAGCGGGACGCGACCGGCCGTTGGTTCTACTTCGACTTCTCGGAGCAGGCGATGCAGCCGTGGAGCACGATGACGTACACGCAGGGCGCAGCGGTCCTCGGCGATACGTGCTTCGACGTGACCTACAAAGACGGCGCGACAGAGATCGACTACGTGTACATGTTGCTCAACACGAGCAACGTGATGCTGCGGCAAATGGTGATCTGATGAGCTACGTGCAGACGCTCATCGCGATGTCGCAGCGCCGCCTCGCCTACCTGTCCGCCCAGCGCAATGCGGCGGATGCGCTCGGGGATGCGGAGCAAGTTGCGCGGCTGGACGATCAGATCGCCGAGGTCGAGCAGACGATCGCGGCGCTG